CCAGCAGATCTGTATTCGTAATGCCCGCCGTATTGATTTGCAATCGCCGCGTAGTTGTTGTACGACGAAATATTGCTTTCGTAGACTGCTTTTTGATCGTTGTACGTCTTGACCGCAGTCGAGCTGTCAGCAACCAGCTTGTCGTAAGAAGCCTTGAACGGGTTGTACTGATTGGTTATGGTGCTCTGATAGGCGGCCGAGTCTTCGTTTATCTCCTTGCGGAGAGCTTCGCCTTTTCGGGCCTTGTCGTCTAACTCAGCTTTTGCGGTGATGTACTTGTCTTGCGCAGCCTTGGCCGCGTCAGTGTCGGTCGTCAGGTTGACCCACGCCTCGTTAGCGGCCTGCTTGAGTTTTGACTCGCCCATACCGATGAAAGCCGAGGCAATGTAATTGCCAACAGCTTGCGCCGGGTCTCCCTTGCCAGATACGATTGAATTCAGGGCGCTGCTGCTGGCCCCCTTCATGAGGTCCAAGGTCTTTGGTGAAAAGCCCCAATTGGGGTCCTTGTTCAGCGAATCAAAATAGCTGTTGGTTGAGGAGTAGATCAACCCCGAGGTAAATCCGGACGTGATGCCGTCCATGACGGATTTGCCGCTGATTGCCGCGTTGACGCCGCCAATGATTGAAGAATTCAAACTTGCTGTTGCGGCCTTTGAAATTGCAATTGCAGTGTCTGGCGGCAGGCTGAAGTTCTCCATCATGGAGTTGGTGAAGTCTTGCCCTGCTGTTTTGGTTACATCGCTAATTGTTTTCCCAATGTTGGTGCCGCTCATGGCCTGCGAAGAGATGTAAGAAACCGCTGCAGACTTTGCGATGTCCTCAAGGTTCCCGCCTCTTGCCCCGGTAATAACGGCGGCAGTGACGTAAGGCGGAATACCAATCATGGCTCCGCCAACCTGCAACAGGGTCGGCAGAGGATCTTTGAGGATGCCCTCTACGGTTTTGCCAATCCCTTCGACTGCCGAGACAATTGCACCTCCAACCTTTTCGGCAACATTGCCGAGCGACATGATGGGATCGCCAATATCCCATCCAGTTTTTTCTTTAAGGTAGCCCATGGTCAGTCCCTTTTTTGGCCAGTGGTCACAGCAAAAATGCCTCTGGCACTGTCAAAGTGCGTTTTGACAGCAGGGTCCTTCAGCTTTCGGACTGCAATTTTTAACAAGCGCACAATCTCAGGCGTGTGCGTTTGGGCAAGCAATGTGTCAAAGCCCATCTTCCGAGCTGACTCCAAGAACTGGTGCATGTTGTCAACAAAGTTTTCGGCCGTGTCACCGTTGTAGCTGCGCACCAAACCGACCCGCCCCTCAAAGGCGGCGATCGTGAACAGCGTGTTGCCTGCTCGAATTCTGATCAAACCCTTGTTGCTGTACTCGTTAATCATGATTGTGTACAGCATTCTCTCTGTGGTTATCTGCGCCTTTTTTGCGCCCGCAACCATCATCTCTTGGCTTTTTTTGTCCTCATGCGCGGCCACAACAAAAATGTCGGTGGGCTCCAGCATGTGCTCCTTTGAGCTCACGGGGTGAATGCCTGCCGTGGTCATGCCGCGCCCCCTAGATAGCGACTGTCGTCCACCTTGTTGGGGTGAAAGTTGGGCAAATAGATTTTGAGCATTGGCACGAATACCTTGGTTGTCATGTGCCACGACCAGTGCGCAAAGTCGATCCAGTCTTTCAGGCTCCGGAAGCTGAAACCTTGCAGGGTGTAGCTCACGATAAATTTGATGACGTAGACCTGATTTTGCCTTGCAATGGCCCTCAAGTCAGCATCCGAGTAGCCCATACTGCGCCAAAGGTCGATTGCCAGATCCTTGTGACCGATCTCCTCGCGGGAGTGCCAAGCGAACAAATTGTGCTCACGACCCCTGTGCCCATCAAACCAATCAAGGTACATACGGCCCATGCAGGCCGCAAAATGCTCGATGGAGACCATGGTGCCCAGCCAGACCTTGCTGCCGGGGCGGCGGTGGATGATACGAGTCTTGCGGTACTCGGCGTTGGCCAGTTCAGTGATTCCTGCCCGAGCGTTGTAGGCATCGTGAGCGCTGGCGTGAGCCAACTCCTCGTGGATGAAATCTCCAATGCGGGCTTTCAGAGCATCGTCCTCAACCTTGGGCAGGTAATGCTCGGCCACGGCGACGAACGCACGTTCCCACGCCGGGAACAGGACGCTGACCGCATCGCAGTGCCGGGTAAAAATTTTTGAGTCGTCGCACCAATTCATGTCGTTTGTGTCGCCGGGTTGACTGCCGCCACCATGGCCTCGGCCCACTCAAACCAGTCATCGTACTGGTCCGTCCGGGGGGTTGCCTCGTTTGAGAATACGTCGATCGCGTTCAGGCCGTTGCCCCAAAGCCGCCAGTCCGTCAGGTCGTTGGGGATCTCAAGGTTCTGAGCCCCGTACAGCTCGCACATGAGGCACGCCCACGACTCAAACGTGTGGTAGCGGGGGTCATAGATTTGCGGGGGATTAAGAGCCATACGGCCTCACATCGCCGATCTCGGCGCTGAGAAGCAATTTGCCGAGCTGATAATTTCCACCGGCCACGTCGGAGGTGAATTTCAATCGCAGCTCGCGACGTTGTTCACGCAGGTCAATTTTTCCGGTGTTAGGCCCAAAAATGTAAGGGTCCGATTCCTTGTCCTCGGCCTGAGCAAATGGCCGTCCAGTCACAACCATGGACATGTTCCCGGACTGCACAAAATCAGGCTCGACGCGCTCCAAGCGGATCCAGCGGTTTTGTCCTTCTGGCGTCGGCTGCGACGGTCCACCGCCCATCCAGCTTAGATCGTTGGTCTCAAATGAGCTCAGAATGGCCCGCACGTTTTGGCCATCAATCTCGTCCGTTCCAATTTCATGCTGAAACATTGCAATGAGGTCAGCCGGGATTGAAAAGGTCAATGACACCGATCCGGTTCCAGTGGCCGCCGCTGACATCTGGATGGCTTGGGCATAAATGTCCGTCACCGGAATGGAAAAACCAGCTCCGGAACCGCCCAAACTGGCCGCCGTGGCGCTCAGGACGTCGCCCACAGCGTATCCCGCTCCACGGGCCACAATGGTCACGGTGGCTACTGCCCCTCCAGAAACTCCGATCGTGGCCGTAGCGCCAGATCCTGAGCCTCCTGTGAGGGCTACGCCGGGGTATGAGCCGTTGACGTAACCAGAGCCCGGGGTGATGGCACCAAGTGTCTCAATGTTGCTGGTCGTTATGGCCACCACGGTCGTGTTCGTTGGGATGTTGGAGCCGGTGATAACCTGCCCGAGCGCGGCCTGCGTGCTGTAGGTATCGCTGAACAGGAAAACGCTGCCGGACACCTCGTTAAAAGTGCCTGTAAATACGGTTTCGGCCGTGCTGCCATGCCAATCGGCCGCCACGGGGTAGGCAAACACCTGCGAGAAGTACCCGGCGGAGCGCTGGGCACCACGGGCCTCACCGGCGTCGTACCAAGTGTTTTCGCGCACGTTGTAGATGATGGCGTCGGTGCATTCGGTAGCATCCCCACGAGGATAGAACCACCAGATCTCACCAAACCGGGGGACCTTCGTTGCCCACACCTTCTGACGCTGGTCATAGTTCAGGTTGTCAAAGAAGTAGTTCTGGTTCATGGTGTTGGGGATCTCCTTCACAACACCGTTGTAAAGCAAGAATCGGTCAACGCCGCACCAGTAATAGACGCCGTCGTACTCAATGGCCGACTGCGACGAAAGAATGGAAGACTGGCTGCTGATGATGTCGTAGCGCCAGTATTGAGGAGGCGAACCGGTGCCGCCGATGAAAGACACGCGGATCAGGCTGTCAAGGCTCCAGAACAGGCCAGAAGGCGCGTTTGAGCCGCCCCTGACGGGTAGGCCCTGCACAATCTTGCCGGAGGCCACGTTGGTCGCATTGGCGTCGGCTGAGACCCAATCGTTGGTATTGCCTGCCGAGCAGTTCTGGATCAAGCCGTTGTTGCCGTAGACAAACAGGTACGGGTGCAGCGACACAACGCCGCCGGACACCGCGATATTGTTGTTGAAGGTCAGCGTGACCGTGGCCGTGGCCGTGGCGTTATTTGACAATGTCAGCGTGGTGGTAGATATTGACACCACCGTAGTGTTGGCAGGTATGCCTGATCCGGTCACAGTCTGGCCAGCGCCGATCAGCGGGTTTGCGGCGGCCAAGGTCACCGTAGGGCTCAAATTTGTTGTGGAGCCAGAGTCGGTAAACACCCCAACCTGCTGCATCGTCAACGCGGTGATGTCGCCAATCAGCACGGGCGTGTTGTTGTCATTGCTGATGAAGGCAAGGTTTTGGCCGGGGTGCGCCACGAGAGACTGCAAGCCGGTGCCAGCCACGTCGTAAAAGCCGTCAAACTGCCAGAGGTTTAGGTCGGTCTGGGTGAAGTTGGACAGGGTAAAGTTGCCCACGCCAGCGCCTACGCCGTTGTTGTCAATGGTCAGGACCTGCAAGCCGTCGTTGTAGCCGCTGAAAATCGAGGTGAAGGCGTTCTGGGGGTTGACCCAGATCCCGCGTGAGGGCCCAGTGAGCTGGCCAGAGATGACCCGGAAGCCACCAATCTTGCGTGGGCGGCCGCGCTGGAAGCGGACCCACTCGCCGTCGGTGTAGAACACCCTGTCAAATACCGTGCCGTCGCGCTGGATGCCCGGCTGCGTGTCTAGGGAGAAGACCTTGGCTGACATCAGAAGGTCCCGCCCTGAACACCCCCAGTAAAGTTGCCGGTGCCCGGTATGTTTAGCCCTGTAGCGGTCAGACCAAACAGCTTGACGCCCAAGATTGCAATACCGAATTCACCCGATCCGGGGCGGTAAATACCCGTTGACGTCTCAGTCGCAAAGTTCAGAGATGGAGCGCCCACAGTTCCATCCACCAGAGAAACATTTACCGCACCGGCGGCAATCGTTGAGGCGTTCAGCAAGTTGACCGAGTCGCACAGCAAGATCACCTGCTGGCCAGCGGGGACGGTCGCCGTAGCACCGCCCGCGCCTGTGGTGAAGGTGATCTGGTATCCGGGGCCGCCACCGTTTGTCTGGTTGGTGATGTAATAAATTTGCACCGTCTGAGGCAATGTGACGGTGACGTTGCCTGTCAAGGTTCCGGTGTACTTCTGAATCGTGTTGGCCGCCTCTGAGGCGCTCAGGGTGTAGCTGCCGGTCACCACGGCCTTGGTGAGCTGGGTGAAATTGAACTGCGTGCTTCGACCCAAGCCGACGGTAAAAAAGGCAGATCCGGAGCAGCAGATCACGCAGGAGTCAGCAGGCTGCAGGGAAATCGTTGACGCTGCGTTGATCTGTATTCCACCGGCAGGGGCAATGGTCAAAGTGCCAGACCCACCGTTTCGGACCATCATGTACCAGTCGTTGCCCAGTGTGACGGCTGACGTCAGCGCTAGGGTGCCGGAGCCGCCAGTCCAGACGTAAGTTGAGGCGCGGTCGGTGGTCAGCGCGGTGTAGTTGGACGCAAAGGTGTTGACCTCATTGGCGGCGTTCAGGGTGTTAGAAATAGCCTTGAGGCCAAACCCTGCAAGAGTTGCGGCGTCGACGTTGGAAGTGCCGACGCCAAAGGCTATGAGACCCCATGTTCCCGCCGTGGTGGCGTTGCTGGTCAGGTAAATGTACTTGGCCTCACCGGGAGCGATCGTGACGATCGTGCCACCAGCGTAGTCCCTGACGGTGAAGGTGTAGGACCCGACGTTGCGGAACAGCGCGTCAATACCCACAGACGCCTGATTTGCAGGCGGCATGTCCAAGGTGAAGGCGTCAAGCGTGAACGTCAGGCCGGTGGTTGTGCCAGCCGTAGTGGCCACCGCCGTGCCGCCCGAAGTAGCCGACAGCGTGAAGGTGGTCGTGCCATTGGTGAGAATGATGTAGTAGGTGTTGCCGCTGACAATGCCTGTTGACGTGCCAGTCAAAACCCCGGTGACAACAACGGCTTGGCCAACAAACAGGCTTGGGGTGGCCGTGCAAGAGCACTGGCCGTTTGTGCCTGCGACGGTGACGCCCGCAAGCACCAATCCGCTTGAGAGCGACGTGACGTCCATGACCCGGGCGGCTGCGTTGTCTGTGTCGCTGCCGTTGATTGGCCACGACAGCGTACTGTCTGCGGACAGCGTGATTGAGCGGTATGAAACGTCGGTCGGCTGGATAACCTGACCCGTGAATGGACTGGTGAAGCTCATGAATCCCTCGCAATCGCCTGACGATCAGCGCCACGGGTGACGTTTTCCGTCTTCAGGACTTCAATAATTCGGTCATAGTTGCTCTGCCACATAGGCATGCGCTCGTCGTTCTTGAGGAACGGCATGGCCTGCAGCAAAGTGCCGTACAGCAGCGCCTGCGGGGCGTACTGGGTGAACCAACTGGATTGGTTCGATGAGTCCAAAGGCTGTACGCGCTGGTAGTACAGCACCTCGTAGGAGTAGGCCAAGGCAGGCGTTGGGCCTACCAGCCAGTGCTCGTAGTCGTAGTCGCAAAAGTACAGCGGGACGTCCGTTGAGGTTGGATTTGGCCAATACTCTCGGATGTACTCGTAGGTGCGTAACAGCAAGGGTTGGCGCTTGCCTGCCACTGTCACGTTCATTGACACCGTCTTGCGCCACCGGGCAGGCTTGGGAATGATGTTTTCACCGAGGACCATGGTGCTCGTGGCCACGGTCAGGTTGCCAAGGAACTTGATCTCGGCCGCAATGACTTGCTCCGCCAGCATAATGAACTGCGGAATCTTGTCCAATGTCTGCTGGTCGGTACGCTCCAGATAGGTCTGGATGTCGTTCACCAAACTGGAATACGTCATCACGGCTGCGACAGTCATGTTTTTCTCCGTTAGCCGACGTTGCGTTCAAAGTGCGGGCAATCGACCAGCGACTTGAAATAATACGTTACTGAGCCGTATTCCACGTTTAGCGCCCGCGCAATGGCCGCCGTTGATGCTCCGATATTTTTCATTTTAACTGCCATTCCTTTTTTTTCTGCCGTCATTTTGTGGCGGTCAGAATTTCTGCAATTTACAGCCTGACTGACATATCGGAGGTTTGCAATTTGATTGTTGACCTTGTTTCTGTCAATGTGATCAACCACAAGGCCGTCTGGGCACTTTGACAAAAAAGTAGACGCCATCAGCCGATGGACAAGCAGGGTGATGTGTTTGTTTTCAACCGTTGTGTTGAATCTCAAGTACCCATCCTTGTCTTTGCGAGTCTTCAACTCTCGGCCTTTGACCTCGCATGAATATGGAGATTGACCCCTTGAGAAGCTATGCTTGATTCGAGTTTTTGTAAAAACCCGACCGCATCGCGTGACAAGAAGATGATCGTACATGGTTTGAAATTTTTCAAGATCCAACTCTTCGGAACTCTGGTTTTCCATCTGGGCCTCTGGAGAAGTGTGGTGTGTCCACCAATGTTACTCCATTGCCACCCCATGAGTTAGCTTTATTCAAAGACTCCCAAAACGCGCCGAGCGGGGCGAGCTGCCCCTTGTCCCAGATGATTTTACCGTCTTTGAAGAAATTTAGGTCGATTGCGCAGCGCTTAAGGTGAATTGAGTTCAGCGTCTTGGAACGGCCCGTCTTGACGTAGATGGCCTGCTGCTCGGGGGTGCGGGCTAGTTCGCCCCCAGTGACCTTAAAACCGGCCTCTGTGGCGTGCTGGATCAGTTTGCAGGCATCCAGTAGGAAAGCGGCCTGATCGTCGCTGAGGCTCATTTACGGCTCCTCATGTCAGCCAACTTTTCAATTGTCCGTCCGCCAAAGTAAGCACCCATGATCAGCATTCCCCACTGACCAAGCAGTTGGACATAGGACTCGTTGGCGTCCAGTCCGAATGCAGACATCATGGCAAAGATGAAGTACCCCACGAAGATGGCTACAAGGCTCATAGGGCGAATATTTTTGGACAACCAAGAGTCACTGCCCATATCCGCCTTCCAGCGGTCTGTGACGTTGTTATCCTCGTTCTGGGAGGCTAGGGCAAATACCTTCAGCTCCTCCAACTCGGCTTGCACTTTCATAATTCCAAGCTCAAGCAGGCGCTCCTCATGGTCGTACTGAAGCTGGCGCAGCTTGCTGACCTCTTCAGGGCTTGGGTTGTCGGAAATCTTGACGCCAAGAGCGTTTTCAACAACCTCCTTGCCTTTTGCTTGGATTGCAGAAGACAAAAGACCCAAGCCGCTGGAGGCTAGGGTCCCGAGTAACGAGGCAACAATTGGAATCATGGTCGCCCTTTCAAATCAAAACTAAGGTTGGCATGCCGGGGATATTGAACATTACGCTCACCCTCGGGGCATTTGTACTTGATGGTTGCCAACAAAGTTGCTTTGCCATCGGCAATTTTTTCTTTCTTTACCATGGTGAGTTGGTAGGTAAAGGTATCAATCTCTGGTCCTGCCGGGCCGCTAAACTTGCTGGCCGTAGTGGTTGCTTCGTGGACCACGCCTGCCGCGTCACGGATGCTGGGAGTAAAGTTCTCAACCGAGCAGTCGTCCCGCTTTTTAACTCTGGCAACCGTCACATTGATGGGCTGCCCCTCTTGAGCAACAATTTTGAAGTGCTCTGGCCTCCACTCCAGAATGGCCCTGTCAAACCAGCCAAACTTGTCGGCAAGGGTGTAGCCACCCCCAATCGCTGCAATGCTTGCTGCAACCGCTCCAATGGCCTTGGTGAGGTCAATCATTACAAACCAATCAGCTTCTTGACAAACTCGGCTGCTACGCCGGGGCCAAGCAGCACAGCCGCAATGAGTGCGTAAAGCAGGTACTCAATCTTGGTCATGCGCTTGGAGCCGTCATCAAATCGAGCTTGGATATTTTCATATCTGCTCGCACAAATCGCCTCATGGACACTCAACCGCTTGTCCGTTTCCGTAGCAAGTCCTTGAATTTGTTCCATGAGGAAATTTCCGTTTTACTCTACGACTGTCACGTCGGCAGGAGCGACTTGAGCCTGAGCTTCCGTCTGGATGCCGTTGATCAGTTGCTGCACCTGAACAAAGGGTTGGTTGCCCAAATATTGCAGGATTGCGTTCACCAGTTGCGTTGACAAAGCAATTTTTTCCATTTCAAACTCTCCGTGTAATTGCCGCTGTTTGGGCCAGCGGTTTGCCCTCATCAATTATGCTGCATTCCGCATCAATACCCGGCTTTTGCCCGCGCTTCTACCTCATACGGGCTGTTGACGTAGCCGTAGCGCAGCAGGTACCAGAAAATCTTTGCCGTCCATTTGATGGCCCCATCCCGCTCGATCTGCGCCACATGCACCGCCTCGTGGGCAGCAAGGGCGTAGTTCAGTTCTTGGCCGGGGCGGCAGTACACCGTCTTCCAAGGCGTTGTCACAGCCAAGGCACCGGCGAGTTTCAAGAACCACAGAACGGGCAG